CTTCCCCGAGGGGGGCGCAGTTTACCCGTCATATCTAGCGTTAAAGTCTCCGTTAAGGCTTGATGATAAGATTGAAAATGGCCGAAGCGTTGACCTTGAATTGCTGGCACGCGACGCATTGGGCTTGCCCCGCGAAGCCACGGCAGAGCAAGTCACGCAAGAAGCGTTGCGGCAGGGATACGATGGGGCGATATACAGCAGAGGCGCGGGAAAATATCAGGAGTATGTCGTTTATCAGCCCGAGAAAATCAGGAGCAAGTTCGCCGCCTTCGACCCCGCCAAAAAGGACAGCGCGAACCTTCTCGCAGGGCTTGCTGCGCTTGGGGTAGGCACGGCTGCGGTGAAGTCTCAGCAAGACAAGGAGCGGCGCAATGGGCTGTAAGAAGCGCAAAAAGCCGAAGTGAAGTTACTGCACGTTGGATGCGGAGGGCAGAAAGCCCCGCTCAGTGGATACGACGAAATAGGGCTAGACCTAGACCCCAAATCAGGGGCAGACCTGATTGGCTCCATGCTGGACATTCCGTTAGAGGACGGGAGTGTAGACGGGGTTTATACCTCGCACACTTTGGAGCATGTGACCCTTCACGATGGGTTGCGGGCTTTGAGGGAGTTTCGGCGGGTCATCAAGGAAGGTGGAAGGGTTTGGATAATCGTCCCCAACATAGGTGTTCTGGCCGACTACATTCGGGACGGGAGGTTGTACGAAAAGCTGTATGACTCTCCCGGTGGGCCGGTATGTGCTGTGGACATGCTTTACGGGCATCAGGGTTGGATAGAGCGGGACAACAAAGACCGCGCTTATAGATTCCAACATCAATTCGGGTACACCCCCGAAACACTCGCCAAGTCGTTAGAGGCAGCGGGTTTTCATTCCATCACCTCGAAAACTATCAACGTCTACGACTTGGTAGCGACTGGACTTAAATAGCCAACCGAAAGGAGCTAGAACGATATGGATATTATGTTTTTTGTTACCGTGGGCGAAGCTTCTGTAAGTGACTCCGGGGTGAGAACGTGGAGGCCGGGGCACAAAACAAAAAGCGGCCTTGTTACTGGTCGCCAGATAGACTCGCCTGCAATTGATGAGGCCGTAAAACAGTTTGAGAGACTGTTGCGGCAGGCAGCGGTGGAACAGGCATGAAGACTGTAACCATCGTGGCGCAGGGCGGAAGCTTTGCCAATTACATCAACGATTGCACCTCCAGGGGTGGCACTTGGGAGACTGATGAAGTCTGGACGGTGAACGCAATGGGAGGCGTCATTAAGCATGACCTCCTGTTTGCGATGGATGATTGCAAGCTTCAGGAATCCAGACCTAACCGCAACATTCAACGAATGATGGGATGGCTGAAAGGACACCCCAGGTTCTTCACCAGTAAAGTCTATCCCGACTATCCGGGGGCGATGGCTTATCCCTTACAGGAAGTCATCAAGGACATAGGGGTTCCGTATCTTAATGGCACGGTGGCCTATGCCGTGGCGTATGCCATTTACCAGAAGTTCAACGGCATCCGGATATACGGGGCGGACTTCACTTACAAGCACGTTCACAAGGCCGAAAGGGGGCGGGGATGTGTAGAGTTCCTGTTGGGCATCGCGTGGGCAAGGGGCATAAAGTTGCACCTACCCCACAGCACCACGCTTCTGGATATGTGCGAAGACCCCAACATTCGGATTTATGGCTACGACGCCTATTCCCTAGATTTCGACGTGGGTGAAGACGGGCCGGTTGTCCTGATGGAAGACAAAGAACTCCCTGACGGCGCATACATGGAAGAGTTGTATCTCACGAAGGAAAACCAGAATGCCGAGGCGATGGGGGTCACATGAGCAAGGGTTCATGGGTTCGGCCAACTAACCACGCGAAATACTCGGATGAATGGGAGAGAATCTTTGGACAATCTAAGCAAAGCAGCGGAACGGTTACTGACAGACCCGGCGTGGGAGAAGGCCACCACGGCCCTACGGGAGACAATCGTAAAGCATATCGAGGAAGCCGAGTTAAACGGCTCCCACGACGCTGAGAAGTACGTTCTGGAGCTTGTCCGGAGACTACAGGCGCAGGCGCATTACAAGAAGCTCCTATGGCGCATGATTGATAACGGCAAGCTTACGGAACACGAATTGGAGCGCAAAAAGCGTTTCCGATCTGTCGGACTCTAATCCGATAGAAACACCGTCGTGATGACGGCACAGTCCTATCAAGTGGAAACCTATTTATGGAAGGCCAAGCCGAAAGGCAGCCTCTCAGCACGTCCGATGCTGCGGCTGCTATTGAATCGCTTTTGGATGACAGTGGTGAACTGCCGGAAGCATCAGATGTAATTGAAGATGAGCCGGAACCTGTAGAGGAACCGGAAGAATCTGACGAGTTGGAATCCGACTCTCAGGATAGCGACGAGGATGAGGCAGAGGAAGAGCCCGAAGCCGTTTCACTCGAAACGCTTGATGACGTGGCAAAGGCGCTGGGGGTCGATCCTGATGACCTCCTGGCTACCCTTAAGATGCGCATCAAGGTTAACGGGGAAGAACGGTTGGTGTCTTTGAAAGAGGCACAGACAGGCCAACAACTGGAAGCCGATTACCGCCGCAAAACGACGGAGCTTGCGGAAAGCCGCAGGGCCGCTGAGCAGGAGTTCTCTCAAAGACAGGCTGTAATGCAACAGCAGGCGATTGAAACCGCCCAAGCATTGAATGTTGCAGAACAGGTCTTGATGGCAGAACTTCAAACCCCCCAAATGCAGCAACTCAGGCAGCAGAATCCTGCTGAATGGCTGATGCGTGAACGGGATGTGCAAAGCCGCTTGGGGAATCTCCACGCAGCCCGGCAAAGTGCCGCTATGCAGTGGCAACAGCAGCAACAGGTGAGCGCGGCAGAACAGCAGCGCCAATTCCAACACTACCTACAGACTGAGCAAGCGGAACTTAGCGGAAACCTGGAAAAGCGGGGGGTTCAATGGACACCCGAGGAAAGGTCGAAGCTGAGCGATTTCCTCATGACCCGTTACGGGTTTAGTGCTGACGATGTAGGTCAGGTTTATAACCACAGGCTCGTTCTCCTGGCGCTAGATGCCATGCAGAACACCCAAAAGGTGCAAGAGTCTGAGGCCAAGGCCAAACAGGTGAAGGAAAAGGTAGCGCAGATGCCGAGGGTAACACCTCCCGGTAAAGCTCAGGGCAAGGTTCAAGTTCAAGCCAAGGTATTGGCTGGCTTGAAAGGAAAGCTCAAGCAAACCGGAAAGCTCAAAGACGCTGCGGCGTTAATTGAACGAATGTTTTAAACCTCATTCTCGGGAGAGAAAATCATGACGCAATTGACCAACACGCATGACCGCGTGGATTTGGGCGCGACCGGACAAAACGTCCGCGAGCAACTTTCGGATATCGTGTCGAGCATTTCGCCCACGGAAACCCCGTTCCTTTCCAACGTCGGGAAGATGACCGCCAAGAACAGCTATGTTGAATGGCTGGGTGACGAACTGGCGGCAGCGACTTCCAATAAGCAGATCGACGGTGACGAGTTCGCCGGCACTGCACTCGGCAGCGCTGAGCGTTTCGGCAACTACTGCCAGATTAGCTGGAAGGTAGCCGTAGTGTCTCGCCGTGCTGACCAACTGACGAAGGCTGGCCGCAAGTCTGAAGTTGCGTACCAGATGGCGAAACTGGGCAAGGAACTGAAGCGCACGAAGGAGTATGTGCTGACTGGCGGCGTAGGCCACCAGCGTTCGTATGTTGGTACTGCTACCGCAGCGCCGACTACTGCGGGTCTTCTGGAGTGGATCATCACCAACGATGACCGTGGATCGGGTGGTTCTACCGCTGTTCTGTCGGGTGGTACGGACGTTTACGGCACGCCTACTGGCGTAGCTGCGGACGCAGCAGCCGGCAACATGCAGGCAATCAGCGAAGGGGATCTCCTGACGCTGGTGAAGGACTGCTATGTAGCCGGGGGCACCCCAACGATGCTCATGTGCTCGCCTACTGCCAAGCAGAAGATTACGGGCTACATGTTCTCGTCTACCGCTGCCCGCGTTGCTACGCAGTTCCAAGACCAGGGCCGTAGTCCTAACCAGGGTGGTGCCACCATGCTGGGGTCTGTGGGCGTGTGGGTAACGGACTTCGGTGCGCTTGACCTTGTGCCTAACAGGTTCCAGCGTGACCGGGATGTCTTCATCCTTGACCCGGAAACGTGGGAAGTTGGCTACATCGACGATATGAAAGTCGTTGACCTTGCCAAAACCCACGACTCTGAGCGTAAGGCAATCCTCTCGGATTACACCCTTATCGCTAAGGCCCAAAAAGCTAATGCAATCCTGGCTGATGCCAAGGTCGCAACGGCGATGGTAGCGTAACTTGCGGGGGGCTTCGGCCCCCCCTTTATTCTCTGGTTAACCGTAAGGAACCAACATGGCTTTCATTAAGATTATCTCGCTGCCCGGTGGAAACGGGGCAACGTGTACGAAGTATTACTACAGGGACGGCCCTCGAGATATCCAACGGAACTGGATTGGCATCCGTGAGATTGCCGAGGTTCCAGACTCCGAGTTGGCAGGCCACTTGAAAACCGGGAAGGTGGTTCAAGCAAGCCCACAAGAATGGGCGGAATTCAACGCTCCCAAAGACGCACCGGCTGAAGCTCCCGCACCCCGTCGCGGACGCCCGCCGAAGGCTGATGATGACCTCGCTGGGATTCTCGCGGCACAACGATGAAGCGACTAGACCTGGGACAGAACGCCAACGGCACCCGTTCTGAAATATACGTTGGGGACAACGAGATTGTCACCCGTGATATTCAGGACGTAAGCGGAATCCTTGCCAACAATGCGCAGGCAAGGAATAGCTCCGGTAAGGCGATGGGCAAGAATGGGTATCTCGCCGCTGAGATACCCATCACCATCTATCACGAATGGCGCAAAGACTGGCGTAAGAACCACTCCGATAAATGGGAGTGGAAGACCTATTTAGCTCAGAAGTTGAATAGCAAAGACTGGCTGAAACTTCGCACCAATGAGTCGAGGATATGACGACATACGCCACGCTGAAAAGCGACATTGCCGGATGGTTACTCAGGGATGATTTGACCGCTGCTATCCCGTCATTTGTCCGTTTGGCTGAAGCGTCTATCCGTAGGGATTTGAGAATCCGGCAGATGCTCAGGACGTACACCCTGACGCTCTCCGCGCAGTCCCAACAGCTACCCGAGGATTTCATGGAAATGGAGCGGATCATTCTCGACTCCACAGTCTGGAACCTCTCCTACCTCCCGCCTCCCGCGCTGTTCTCCAATCCCGCGTATACGGATGGGGGCAACCCCATGTATTACACCATCGAAGGGGACTACCTGATTACCGCCCCCGATGCGACGGGCAGCGACGTAATGCTGTGCTATTACAAGGCGTATTCATCACTGACAAACGACTCAGATACGAATTGGCTCCTGACGAATGCTTATGACGTGTACCTCTATGGCTCCCTGTCTCACGCCGCTCCGTACATCAAAGAGGACGGCAGGGTAGCGCTGTGGAACGCGGGCTATATGGATGCGGTAAGCAAGCTGAACAGGTCAGAGCGTAGAAGCGCATTCGCTGGCGCTCCCCTGGCTATCCAAACGGTTTCCGGCCCATGATCGTTCCGTTTGGCGAGTGGACTCCGGATATTGATTCGGTCACGGCGAAGGGTCTGACGGTTGCCAAGAACTGTGTCCCCAGTCCCGATGGGTATGAACAGCTAAGATCCTTAGAGAGCGTTACAGGCGCTCTCACGGGGGCATGTTTGGGAGCGGCTTGGTTTGCCGACTCCGCAGGCACTACCAGGGTGTTCGCTGGGGACGCTACCAAGCTGTACCAGTTGAGTTCGACCACCTGGACGGATGAGTCCAAGGGGGGAGGGTATACCGGCGCGACCAATTGGGAGTTCGCGCAATTCGGCAATCGAATCATAGCGACGGACTACGCCAACCCCGTCCAGTATTTCGATATGCCGACTACCAGCACGGTATTCGCAGACCTCGCAGGAAGCCCTCCCAAGGCTCGGAGAATCGCCGTAGTGGGCGATTTCGTCATGGTGGGGGACATCAACGACGGGACGGATAAGCCCAACTGGATAGCATGGTCGGGTTTCAACGCTTCAGACCTGTGGACGCCCTCCCTTGCTACGCAATCGGACAAGCAAGAGTTGTTCTCAGGGGGTAGCGTTCAAAAGATTATTGGGGGTGCCGGTTCGCAAGCGGTCATCTTCCAGGAAAGAGCAATCAAGGTTGCCACTTACGAAGGCCCGCCCAGAATCTTCCGGATTGACGAAGTAGAACAATCGGGAACCCCTGCACCTAATTCTGTCTGTGTCTCAGGTAGCAAGATTGCGTACTACGGGTGGGATGGATTCGCCATCTTCACCCTTGGCGGTGGTTCGCAGGTTATCTCGGATAACAAGGTAACGAAGTGGCTACAGGCCAACTGTCCCGACGTGCAAACCATGCGGGGGGTGTCTGACCGGGAAGCCCAACGGTTCATCTGGTCATTCTCGACGGGTGGCTCGACTCACGACCGGGTGATTATCTATGACTGGTCACTTGGCCGGTGGTCATACGGTGAAGCCAATACGGAAATTCTGTTTGAGTTCTCCACTCCCGGTTACACGATAGACAACATAGATTCACTGGTTCCCGACATTGATTCGGGCACGGTTTCGTTTGACTCAAGAATCTGGCTGGGCGGCGCTATCAGTGTCGGCGCTTTTGATGCTTCCCACAAAGCCGCAACGTTTTCCGGTACACCACTGACTGCGGTGTTTGAGACTGGCGAGTTAATGGGCGATACCAGGTTGTTCATCAACAAACTCCGTCCGTTGGTTACTGGTTACGGGTCAATGACCGCACAAGTGGCCTCTAGGTCAACCCTGGCGTCACAAGCCAGCTTCGGCACTGAATCAACGCTGAATTCTTCCGGTGAATTCACTCTCAGGGCCAATGCCCGCTGGCACAAATTCCGCCTCACGGTATCGGGTGGATTCACCCGAGCCACGGGCCTGGACGTTAACGCTGTTCAAGAAGGAAACCGCTAATGGCAACTGCCCAAACTCTTGCCCCGCCCATGAGGACGTCGGCTGTCCAAGCGGATATCGTTGGGCCAGCGAACATGCAGACGCTTCCAAGCGACCCCTACAACATGCTCGCCCAATTCGGTGGGCTGGGGTATCAGCCTGCGGCGTTTGATCCTACGGGGAACAATGCCGGGTACTACGGCAACGCGACTTTTATCCGCTCTCCGCTGATGCAACGCTATCTTCAGCCCACCGCGATGAATACGGGGGCGTGGGTAACGAACGGGCTTCAGAATGCTATGCCGGGGTGGAATGCGGTTTCCAACCCTGGGCAGAACCCCTATTACACGGCCTCACAAACTCCCGCCCCGCTGTTCCCCACTAACACGGGGTTTGGCCTGCCTACGAATCCGGCCGACCTTCCTGGGGTGAACGGGAATCCGTATACCTCCATGTGGAACCAGCAAATAGGCGCACAACAGGCACAACAACAGGCGCAACAGCCGCAGGGGCAAATGGGGCAGCCTCAGCCCTCCATGCCATCCGGACAATTCTCGCCAAACATGCAGGCGGCCATGCAGCAGGGCGCACAAGCGGCCCCTGGGTATACGACTACTTCTATGAGCGAAGCCCTCTCAGGCCAGTACAACCCCGCCAGCGCATCGGCTCAAAGTCAGGTGTCGCAGGACTGGCTTTCCAAGCTTCTCGGCTCGGGGAATGCCTACGCCAACGGCGCGACGATGGGCGGAAGTGCGGGGCAGTTGGCAAAGAACTGGCAGGAAATGATGCAGAACATCGCCGCCAGAAAAGCGGCGGGCGGGTTTAAGCAGGGGCGTAGTCCTAGCACGCAGCCTCCACCAAGTCTTAGGGATAGGGCGGCATCGCAACGCATTCAAGCCCAGCGCGGGCTTTTGGGTTAAAGGGGGAGTTATGGGATTCAGTTTAGGCGATGCGTTCGGGTCAATTTTTGGTGGCGGCGGCGGAAGCGAACAGCGGGACAGCACAACCGAGCCGTGGAAGGAAATCCAGCCCTATCTGCTGGATGCATACAAGCAATCTCAAAACCTGTACCAATCGGGCGGGCCAGAGTATTACCCGAACGCGACCTATACCCAATTCTCGCCGCAAACCCAAATGGCGATGCAATTGGGAGAGAACCGGGCGCTATTTGGCTCGCAGTTTGACCCTGCGGCTGGAAACGTCGCTATGTCGGGTATGTCGGGGAACAGTCCCTACAACCAGGCGGCGATGGATTCCCTGTGGGGCTCTCAGCTTGGCATGGCAGGGCTTTCCCCCACTGTGCAGGGACAATTCCTCAATTCAAATCCGTATCTCGACAACATGTTTAACGCCGCCTCACGTTCGGTAGGGCAGCAGTATTCCAACACTGTCATGCCGGGGATAAACGCCACTTTCGGATCTGGCGGGAGGACGGGGAGCAACGCGCATCAAACGGCGCTGGATACCGCGAACCAGTCGTATACGAACAACCTAACTGATATGGCATCGAACATCTACGGCAACAACTACGCGAACGAACGGACGAACCAGTTGAATGCCGCGAATCAGTACGCAAACCTGGGCCAGAACCTCGCACAGCAATACTCGAATCTGGGTGGGTCGCAATTCAACCAGCAATTGGCCGGGGCGAATCTCGGGATGCAGTTGGGTCAACAGGACTGGAACAACATTGACCGGCTTGGGTATATCGGGCAGCAAGTTGAGGGGCAGGGTCAGAAAGTGCTTGATGACTACATGAACCGCTTTAACTACTACCAGAACCGTCCCGAACAAAACCTGCAAAACTATATTGGTTTCTTGAATGGGAACCCCGGCTCAAACGCTTCGCAAACGAATGTCGATACCGAAAACGGCTCGCAGACGATGGATTTTGCCAAGTCCCTGGCAACAGCGTTTTTCCTGTCGGACGCTCGTTTGAAGTCGAATGTTCGCAAAGTCGGCTCGGTTAATGGGTTCAACTGGTATTCATGGACGTGGAACGATACGGCTAACGCGATGGGGCTTTCCGGAGAATCTCGAGGTGTGATTGCGCAAGAGGTGGAAGCCGTTGCGCCGCACTTGATAGGCGAGATTGCCGGGTACAAATCCGTTAATTACGGGGGGATCATCTAATGGCGGGCCTGTTGGGCGGGGCGATGAGCGGGCTTGGTGGGTTGCTTGGCAGCCCACGAACGAAAGATGCGTTGCTGGCATCTTTCGCGGCAGGGGGGAATCCTGCCATGACTGCGGGGCTTGTTACCCGCAAGCAGGAGCGCGAGGCAGAGGCAGAGCGAGCCCGGCAAATGGAGGAATACCGCCAACTCCAGATGGCCGAAGCCCGCAGACAAGCCGAGGAAGCGCAGAAGAAACAGGCTCAGGACATTATCGCCAGAACCACGCTTCAGCACTTCTCGGAAAACCCCAATGCCATAGCCTTTGGTGGGCCGCAGGGTAATCCGCAAACCCAACTAGCAGGGTTGCTGTCCCGTGGCGTTGACCCTTCTGCTGCTGGCGGGCTTATCTCTGCGGGGGCGGGGCCGAAGCCGACAACGCTTCAGTCTAACTTGATTGCAATGGGCATTGACCCGCAATCGCCGCAGGGGCGGCAGATCATGCTTCAGCATATGTTGAAGCCGCAAACCGCCGTGAACGTGAATAACGCTCCGTCACTTCCTCACGGGCTGACGTTTGTTGACCCCAACAATCCGCAAGCCGGCGCTGCGCTTCTCCCTGGATACGCCGAAGCGATGGCCGCATTGAAAGCGGCTGAATCGGGCGGGTCAAACGCGCCGACTGCCGCAAAGGAGACTGAGCAACAGGCGCAGGGGAAGGCTCGGGTAACGGAAATGATTGGCGAGATTGCCAATCAATACGACACCCTTCACAAGGGGGGCGGAATCACGTCCGTTGATAACAGCGTGACCTCCAACCTACTTGCAAGCGCCAGCCAAAGCGGGGCCGGGCAATCGGTTGGCACGATGGCCGGCACTGAAAATCAAGCCGCTCGCAATTCAATCACCATGAAGCGCCCGCTTTTGGTTCAAGCAATCATGCGGGCTACGGGGATGAGTTCTCAGCAGATGAACAGCAACGTCGAGTTGCAGCAGATGCTAGACATGGCGACGAATCCAGCATACGGGTATGAGGTTAACACGCAGCAACTCAAGCTTATTGACCGACTGTATGGTTCTGGCGCTTTTGGGCAACAGCAGGGCGGGCAAAGCAACAATGGCTTTAGGATCGTGCCGTAATGCCTATCACCAAAGTTGAAGCTCCAGACGGCAGCATCATCAAGGTTGAACACCCCAAAGGTGCAAGCGAATCCGAAATCATCACGTATGCGCAAGCGAACTTTAAGCCTGCGCCTGCTGATTCCGGCGGGCCGCTTGCCGAGACTGCCGGGGACGCACTAGCCGGGGCTGTTCGTGGGGCTGGAAGCATTGGCGCTACGTTGCTTGCCCCGGTTGATATTGCCTCAGACCTGTTTGCCGGCAAGGGGCTGACGCTTGAAAGCAACCGAGAGCGCAGGTGGGCAATGGATGCCGCATTACAGGGCATGGGCGCTAATCCTGGCTCCGGAGCATACCAAGCCGGGAAGATAGGAACCGAGATTGCCGGGACGCTCCCGGTTGGCGGGTTGCTTGGAAAGCTAATCGGCAAAGTTGCGCCTACGCTTGGCGCTGCGGTGGGTTCTGGAGGGTTTGCGCTTGGCAGGCCAGCCGCCACGGGGTTGATTGGCAGGGCTGGCGATGCCGCTACCAGAGCCGCCGGGGGCGCTATCA